ATTTCATAGGGGAATTAAATGGCCTGGTATAAAACAGGGACAGTTTCTGTAACAGCTGGCAGCAATGCTGTTATCGGAACTGGAACATCTTTCATCAAAAATGCCCGGGTGGGTGATGCTTTTCGTGGGCCTGACGGTAGATGGTATGAGGTCACCAACGCCGCGAGCGACACAGCGCTGTCGATCTCTCCAGATTACCAGGGCCCGACCCTGGCCGCTGGTAGTTATTCGCTCGCTCCGATGCAGGGCTACGTCAAGGAATCGGCTGACCAGCTAAACGCCGCCACCAAGACAATCGCCGGCACAGCCACTGATATGTCGGCCCAGGTTGACTTGGCAAAGGCTGCGAGCGAGTCGGCTCAGGCGTCATCCGTTGAGGCGGGCAAATTTAAAGAAGCGACATCAGCATATGCCACAACCGCGTCTCAGGCCTCGACGAGCGCCACTTCCAGCAAGAATGCCGCGAAGGGGAGTGAGGACGCCGCAAAGGTCTATGCTGATAGGGCAGCAGCCTCAGCGGCAGTCCCACTGTCCACACCGCTTACGGGGTTCAGTGCAGGCAACACCGCGCCGATTGTTGCTGCGGATACGATCCTGACAGCGTTTGGTAAAGCTCAAGGCCAAGTAAATCTGGGTGGCTGGGCAGTATCAAAGCAGACTGTGGCAGACATAAACGCGGTATCAATAAGCCAGAAGTTTGATATTAGTGACGCTGCCGGCACCGCAAATATTCCTTACAGGCTGGGCAGTACCACTGTTCGATTTGATGCGGGATCCACGGGCATTGTTTCGCAGTGGGGGAACTTTGCCAGTTCAAAACACTGGCAAATGCTGATCTTCGACCGGACCTCTACCAACATTGCTTATCGCAGGATGAGCAGTGGGGTTGTCCTGCCGGATGACTACATCGTCGTTTACCCAACAGGCAAGACGGTTCTCGACATCAGTCAAGGGGGCACCGGTTCGGCAACGGGCGTTCCGAATATGGTTGGCGCAACAGCATCTGTCGCTGGCGTGAAAGGACTTGTTCCAGCCCCCGCCGCCGGTGACCAGGCAAAGTTTTTGGCGGGGGACGGAACATATAAGGCCCCACCTTCTAGTGCATGGGGGGCAATTGGCGGCACGCTGTCGGCGCAGACTGACTTGCAGTCGGCGCTGGATGCAATAAAAGTAAAGCGCTGGCAGTCTGCGAGCATCGCTATATCTAGCACGCCAACTAGCTTTTCTCACTCGTTAGGAGTCGTTCCACTTATCGCGTCAGTTCAAGTAACTCTCACGGCGGCGGTCGGAGGGTGGCCGATTGGCACCGTATTTAAAGTGCCATCTCACGGCGCCTCATATGGGGGCAGCGGCGCCGCAAACTATGGCTTTCAAATAGCCAATATTACCGCGTCATCATTCACAGTCAGCGTGCTTAATGGCGGATTAATCATAGGGTCGACTGCCGGTCTAGCGTTAGGTATCGCCTCAAACAGTTACACCACCCAAGTGGAATTACTCGCATGGCAATGAAGTATTTTAGAGACGAAGATGGCTCGGTATGGGCGTTCAACGAAGACGGCTCTCAAGATGATTCAATAACCCAAACAATGGTTGAGATGTCGGAAGCGGATATTGAACTCCATTTAAATCCACCTCCAGACCCGCAACAGGTTGCAGAATCTGAAAATGAGTGGCGAACAGAGCAAATGCCCATTGCCCTTAATAACGTCACCGCTATTGAATTCGGCGAAGAAGGAATACCGGGTACTGCGCAGGAGTGGAAGAAATTTTGGCTCGCCTTGCGCAAATGGACCGATACAAACCCTGACTTCCCCGACAGCAGCAAGCGCCCAGTCGCGCCCATCTGATCTGCAGCCGAACACCGACACCCGCCGTGAGCGGGTTTTTTATTACCTGGAGAAAGTATGAACGTAACCGAAAAAGACCGTGACGTGCTGGCCCGTACGCTCTGGGGTGAGGCCCGCGGCGAAGGCTTGGCTGGGCAGATCGCCGTTGCCTGGACGATCCGCAATCGCGTGTTCGACGGCAAGGCCAAGTCCTGGTGGGGGGAGGGCTACGCCGGTGTGTGCCTGAAGCCGTGGCAGTTCAGCTGCTGGAACCAGAACGACCCCAACTACGTATACCTGAGCGGCGCCAAGTCGATCCCGGCCGCCCAGTTCGCCCAGGCTCAGCGCGCAGCCGACCAGGTGATGTCAGGCGCGGCGACCGATCCAACTGGCGGCGCCACGCATTACTACGCCACGACTATGCCTAAGGCCCCGGCCTGGGCGTCAGGTGCCAAGGAGACTCTGCGCCTCGGTCACCACATCTTCTTCAAGGATGTGCCGTGATGACTCCGGTCCAGATCCTGGCCGCGATCCTGCTGGCGCTGGCCATCGGCTTTGGTGGCGCATGGACGGTGCAGGACTGGCGGATGGGCAAGCAGCTCGCCGAGCAGGCCGGCCTGCACAAGGATGACCTGGCGGCGATCGGCAATGCCGCCGCCGACCAGGTCCGCACCGAGCAGGACAAGCGCCTGGCCCTGGAGCAGAAGCTATCCGGCCAAGACCAACAACACACCAAGGAATTATCCGATGCCCAGCGCAACCAGGCTCGCCTGCGTGACCAGCTTGCTACTGCTGATGTCCGGCTGTCAGTCCTCCTTGCCGAGGATCCAGCCAGTGCCTGCAACGTGCCTTCCGCCACCACCACCGCCGGCGTGGTTCATGCAACCCGTCGAGCCCAACTTGACCCAGCGCATGCTCAAAGAATTATCGCCATCACCGACGACGGGGATAACGCCGTGATCGCGCTGCGGGCCTGCCAGGCGTACGTCAAGGCTGTGGCCCCCTGAGGACGGTAAGTTCCAGGAGAAGCCGCTGGTTTTCAACGCGAAGGTGTGAGTTCTGGCTGGCGATCATTTTAAGGCCCATGATCTCTTTGCTCTGCTCAGAGCTGTGCACGTTCGCAAGGCTGAGTTGTGAGGATATGGACCTGAGCTGTTCCTCGGCTGCGGCCTTTCCTGTGATCAATAGGTCGTTCATCTGAACGAGGCCGGTAACGTTTGCTCGCGCCTTGGCCAGCTGCCGCTGCAGGTCGCTGATCTCGTCCTCGAGCAGGGCGCATTGATGCTTGTACATTTCTAGCGGCGTGGCGCAGCCCAGCCACTCGCAGGTGTCTTCGTCGATTTCCATGATGCTTACTCTATACTGTATGTTCGTACAGTAATCGAGGTGTTGCGGATTGGGGAGTGGTGTTCGTCGGCAGGACGCCAGGGAGGGGTTTTTCTGTCTAATACTACCTGGCGCTAAGCCGGTTTCATTGGCCTTAAAGCCTCCAGAATTACGGTAGGGTTTTAGACGGCTGCGTCCCGAAAGCCACGCGTAACGTGGCCTACGCATTGTTCAAGCCCATACTGCTGCATCAGCGGCGTGTCATGCGCAAAACTTCCTCTGGAGTCCGCGCGTTTCCGTTTGCATAAGCACAAAAAAGCGTATGTTTTGCCACCGTTAAAAGGGGCTGCATCCTTTTTGAATCAATAGCTTAGGTCGATACAGGCCCCAGCATGGGGTGCTAGGGGTCGAGTGTTCGAATCACTCCGTCCCGACCATATTATTCAAGGGGTCGCGAGATTTTATCTCGCGACCCCTTTTTATTTTCAGTGGTTTTACCCCTACAGAACCGCTGGCGCTTAGTGGAATCCTCACTGTGTTCGTAGGAGCTCACGTCTCATTTGGCGGACTCTTCATAAGTAGGGTTTCCTCGCTCCCCTTTCCCGATGTGAGTCTCAAGCAGGTTCGCCAGCGAAGAGGTGCTTTAGTCTCTTATCCAATTTCGTAAGGCCGAGCAGCCAACAATGTTGGCTGCTCTTCGAGGTTGCCGTGCTTCAAAGCCAGAGCGTCTGAATCGTTACCTGCGATTGTTTACATTCAGTACGTATGATAGGTTTGATTTAAACATTCATTCAGTATGTATGTTTTCTGGGGTCGCCGAGGCTGCGATTCGTTTCCTATCAGGGAGCGGTTAACCCACTAGCTTTCCGGGATTAGCAGCGCGATCAAAGGACTTTGAAGTGAGCCCTGTATCCAGGGTGGCAAATGCCTCGCGTTTTGGGCGAGTCCTGAATTTCATCTAAAGGGATTTAGCAATCATGAGTTCACCTTCAGTCGCTTCGCCTGCAACTTCTCCACGGTATCCATGGCTGGCAGTGACCGCCATGGGCCTTGCTACATTTTCGGTCGTGACGACAGAAATGCTACCAGTCGGTTTGCTGACGACCATTGCCGGCTCGCTTGAAACGTCAACTGGAAGCGCTGGTTTATTGATCTCATTGCCTGCTTTGCTGGCGGCTTTTTTTGCACCGCTGGTGGTGATCGCAGCAGGCAATCTGGACCGTCGTTGGATTTTGTGCGGTTTACTCGTCCTGTTGGTAATCGCCAATATTGCATCGGCCCTGGCCCCAAGTATGGTGTGGATGCTGATTGCGCGTGCGCTTGTCGGCTTCTGCATGGGGGGGATCTGGGCTGTCGCGGGTGGCTTGGCCGCACGACTGGTCCCGGCACACGCAGTGGGGCTGGCCACTTCCATTATTTTTGGCGGGGTCGCTGCGGCATCCGTGTTGGGTGTGCCATTAGGCGCGTTGATCGGTGATTTTGCCGGTTGGCGTTGGGCTTTCGGCTGCATGGCTATCTTCAGTGCGGGGGTGCTGTTGATTCACCTCTTCGCCATTCCCGCTTTGCCTGTTCACCACTCAGTCACCTTGCGCCAGTTCGCTGAACAATTTGCCAACCGCAAGTTGCAAGCCGGTCTGACACTGACCATCTTGCTGGTGGCCGGGCACTTCATGGCATTCACCTTTGTCCGTCCGTTATTGCTATCGGTCTCCGGATTCGATGCTCAATGGATC